GTTCCTACTAACCTAGCTCAAGATGGCTCAACATTAATTCCTACAATGGGTCCATTGGGTAATGAAGTGTTTGGTTCAGATGGCTTGCGTTATGTATTAGCAAAAGCTGGTAACACGTTTACTGCTGGTGAAACATCAGTATCAATCAACACTACTACTTTTGTAGCAACTTCAACAGGTGGCGCTTATATCGCTCCTGCTGTAGCTCTTGCTTCAGGTCAGTACGGTTGGTTCGGTAAAGCTTCAGTTTAATCTGAAAGATACTCACCTTTTCGAAGGTGGGTTTCTAGGTAGTTTTCATTCCGAGAGCTATCTACAAACCCCAAACCACTTTGGAGATTTTTCATGTATCAAACTGACGTAAATAACCCAGATTCACGACTTAATGTAAAGTTTTATCAAAAAGCAATTAACAATGAGTTTAAAAGCGCTTTAGAAGGCCGTCCTATCATGGAAATGAGGGACTTTATCATCATTGAAGTGCCAGGCAATAATCTTTCTGTCATTGACACTTTTGCAGCAGATGAACACAAAACTCGCTTTCCTATTCAATGGGCGAGATACCAAAACGAAAAGACTGATGGCGATGTAGAAGGCACATTACTTCACGATTGGCCTATCTTAAATGCAGCAGTAGCTGCTGAATTGAAACACTTTAAATTTTACACAGTAGAACAAGTAGCACAAGCTTCTGATGCTCAATTAAATACATTGGGTATGGCAGCAGGTATGTCACCACTTGCGCTACGTGACAAAGCAAAAGCTTATCTCTCTGGTGCAAAAGATACAGCATTAGTACAACAACAAGCAGACGAGCTTCGTAAGCGTGATGATGAACTAGCTGCATTAAAAGCGCAATTAGCAGAGTTAGCCTCAAAAATGAACCAACCTAAAGCCACGCCTAAAAAGGCAAAGGAAAATGTAGAGGAATAATATGGCATCAACTCTCTTGCAATTAGTGCAACAAGCGTCAGCAGAAATGGGCTTGGCTATCCCTAATACAGTAGCTGGTAACAGTTCTTATGACGTTACACAAATGTATTATTTGATTAATGCAGCAGGTAACGAACTTGCGAGAGAGTATCCGTGGGAAGCTCTAAATACAGAATACGATTGGTATTCACAATATACACAATCTAATGGTGCAATTGCAGCAGGTTCTTATACAATTACAGGCGTAGATGCTGCTACTGTAAACTTTATTAATGCTCGTGGCGCTACAAACTTTCAAGTTCAAGGCTTGGGCGTTATTCAAAGCACAGCCGTTGTATCAGCATTAGGCACAACAGTAACGATTAACAGCGCTGCAACAGGCGATGGCAATGGTCAATATACATTTGGTCAAGTTAAATATACTTTGCCAACAGGCTTTGACCGTATTACAGACCGTACACAATACGATAAATCTAAACGCTGGGAAATGTTGGGACCTGAAACACCTCAACAATGGCAATGGCTAAAATCATCTTACATTTCAACTGGTCCACGTATCCGTTGGCGTATTATGGGTCAAGAATTTCAAATTTGGCCTTTAACATCTACAAACGAATATTTAAGCTTTGAGTATATCTCATCATATTGGGCTGCATCTGCAACAGGCACACCTCAAGCGCAGTTTGTTCAAGATAGTGATACATGTATTTATCCTGACCGATTAATCGTATTAGGATTGAAAAAGAAATACTTTGAAGTTAAAGGCTTTGATACAACAGCATTCCAACGTGATTATGATATGCAACTTAACATCGCTAAAGCTAATGATGCAGGTTCACCAACATTATCAATGGCCCCAAGAACAGCCAATGTATTAATTGGTTGGGAGAACATTCCAGACGCTAACTACGGGAGTTAATAATGGATGATACAGCAATGAAATTAGCCAAATTGCTCCAAACGCAATTAGGTCCTAATACTGAAAATATGTATAAATCATGGTTATTAGAAAACCATATTCGTCCTTCTAATGATTATGATATGCGTGGTTATTTTATGGGACAAATGACAGGTGACCCAGAAGCTCAATCACAAGTAAATCCTAGCGATATGCAAATGCACTTTACTGATAAGTTTAAGCTTCCAAATCACCCTTCATTTAGCAATGAATCAATGTATGATATTGCAGGTAATGCTCCTCGTTGGATTGGTAATGAAGGCAATATGCAACAACTTCCTCCATATACAGAAGGAACTTGGGGTCAGCTTGGCCGTAAAGGTTTAATGAACCTAGAACTTCCATTTGGGAAAGGTAAATAATGGCTATTGCTAAAAGGGCTGTATCACAGCCAGTATCATTGCCAGCTCCTGTAGGTGGTTGGAACGCACGTGATTCATTAACATCTATGCAGCCTAATGAAGCTGTTATTCTTGAAAATTGGTATCCTGCAACAACAGAAGTAATTTTGCGTAATGGCTATGTAAAGTCATCAACAGGTTTACCAGGTCAAGTAGAAACGCTCATGGCATACGCTGGAGCAGCTTCTAACAAGTTATTTGCAATTTCTGGTGGTAACGTATACGACTGCTCTGCTGGTGGTTCTGTAGGCGCTGCTGTAGTATCAGGATTGACTAATTCACGTTGGGGTTATTGCAACATTGCAACCTCTGGCGGTAACTTTTTGTCAATGGCAAATGGTATTGATGCACCACGTAACTTTGATGGTACATCATGGTCTACACCTACAATTACAGGTGTTACTGCAACAACATTGCAAAACCCTGTGTTATATGCACAACGTCAATTCTTTATTCAAAAGAACAGTCTTAAAGTATGGTATTTGCCTGTAGATTCTATTGCAGGTGCAGCAGCAGCCGTTGACATAGCGCCTTTTATGACTAAAGGTGGTTACATTGTTGCTCATGGCACATGGACGATTGATGCTGGTAATGGCGTTAATGACCACTATGTTATCGTGACAAATAAGGGTCAAGTCATCGTTTATCAAGGTTTAGACCCAACAAGTACATCTACATGGTCAATGGTAGGTGTATGGGATTTAGGTGGTCCAGTAGGTGCTAGAAGTCTTTATAAATACGCTGGTGATATGTTGCTTATTTCACAAGATGGCGTAGTACCAATGTCTGCTGCATTACAATCATCTCGCATCAATCCTAAAGTTGCAATTACTGATAAAATTCAGTATGCAATTTCAGATGCTGTTACAAATTATGGTAGTAACTTTGGCTGGCAACTTCTTTACGTGCCTACAATTAATCAATTATGGTTAAACGTACCAATTCAAGAAGGCATCAATCAGCAACAATATGTAATGAACACGATTACAGGTGCTTGGTGCAATTATACAGGCTGGAACGCTAACTGTATGGAATTGTATAACGACCAACCTTACTTTGGTGGGAATGGATTTGTAGGTCATGCTTATTATGGTTTGTCTGACGATGTAAATAACATTACAGGCACTGCTTTACAAGCATTTAATAACTTTAATAATGCTGGTACTTTAAAGCGTTTTACAATGTCACGTCCTATCTTTAGGACTGATGGTCAACCTTCTATTTTTGCTGGCGTAAACATTGACTTTAACACTGATACACCAACAGGCTCACTCACTTATACGCCTAACTCTTATGCAAAATGGGGTTCTGCAACATGGGATGCTTCAACATGGGGTGGTGGCTTATCAGTATTGCAAAACTGGCAAGGTATTAACGGTGTTGGCTACTATGGCGCACCAATTGTTAAGACTGCATGTTCTGGTATTCAAGTACATTGGGTATCAACTGACCTCGTTATCGAGGGAGGAGCTATCTTGTAATGCGTAAAATAATCATCGGGCAAAAAGAAAGAGTCAGTGATTTCATTGTTGCTCAAGGTGCTGGTAAAGCTTATTTTAATTATGAAGCAATTGGCATTGAAGAAGATGGTGAATTAATTGCTGGTGTAGTGTATGACAGTTATGAAGAAAATGCTCGGTGCGCTATGCACTGTGCAGGTATTGGTAGACGTTGGTTAAATAGACAGTTTTTATGGATGGTATTTGATTATCCTTTTAATCAACTAAACGTCAATGTCATTGTTAATACAGTTTCATCAAACAATAAAGATTCAATAAGATTTACAGAGCATTGCGGATTTAAAGAAGCAACAAGAATTACTGGTGGTTGTTACGATGGTGATTTAATTATTTACACACTTTATAAAAAAGATTGCAAGTGGATAGGGCTAAAACATGAAACATAAATTTATTCAATTAAGACTACAAGGCGTACGTGACCCATTTATGTCTATGGCTAATGGTGGTGGTAAATCTGATGCACCAGCACAGCCTGACTATGTAGCTGCTGCCAATGCTACTGCTCAAGGCAATCTTGCTAATACTCGTTTGCAATTAGCTGCTAATCGTGTAAATCAAAACACTCCTACAGGTTCATTAAACTATACTCAATCAGGAACAGACCAATATGGCAATCCTACGTATACTGCAAATCAAACTCTTTCAGCTCCGCAACAAAATATCCTTACTTCTAGCGAAAATGCTACACAAGGTGCTTTAACTGCTGCTAATGCAGGGCTTCCAAATGTAACTCAATCATTGACGCAAGGAGGGGTAGATTTATCAGGTTTGCCTTCTTATGGAATTGACCCAGGTCAAACATATTCTGATGCTGTGATGAGTCGTTTAGCCCCTCAAATTGCACAACAAAATGAAATGTCTGATGCAGCTTTAGCTAATCAAGGTATTGCACCTGGTACTGAAGCTTATACAAATGCCAAACGTCAATTGGTTCAAAATCAAAATGACTTACAAACTTCTGCTATTATTAATGGCATGAATACAGGTTTAAATGCTAATAACCAAGCTTTCAACCAACAATTAACTAATCTTAATAATCCTATTACACAATTTAATAATTTGCGTAGTGGCTCAACAACAACAACGCCTTCTTATGTAAATCCAGCCTCTATGGGTTCAACAGCAGGTGCTGATATTCTTGGTGCTACACAGGCTGGTTATAGCTCTGGACTTGGAGCTACAAACGCTGCTAATGCTGCTAATTCATCATTTAACACTGGTTTAATGGGTCTTGGTGGTTCTTTAATTAATGGTGGTTATTTAGGTAGCCTTCCATTAGGCGCTGCTGGTACAGGCTCTGGCTTGTTAGGTGGGATTTCATCAGGATTAAGTAGTTTGGGTTCATATTTAGGATTGGTAGCATAATGTTTCCATATCAACAACCAATGAATCCGTATCAAATGCAGCCTGGCATGATGATGCCTCAACAAAACTTTCAATCAGGCTTAATGGCAATGGGGCAAAATCAACAAGCACCAAACCCAGGTCAAAACATGCAAATGTATCAACAAAACAAACCTATGAACTCAACTCCTCAAGGCAATTTCTTGGGCGGTAATATTGGTCAATATAGACAAGGATAATTATGGCTTCTTATGCTAATGCTCTTATGCCAGGCGAATCAGGTGGCATGGTACAAGATGTGTCAACACAACCTGTAAACGACACAATGGCTCAACTTGAGCTACAACGTAGATTAAAAATGGCTCAAGCATTACAAGAGCAAGCTATGCCTGAAGGTCAAATGGTATCAGGGCATTATGTAGCACCATCATGGACTCAAAGCCTTGCTAATATTGCTAATAAATACATTGGTACGCAACAAGAAAAACAAGCGTTAAACGATTATGGTCAATATCAAAAATCACAACAAGCTAAAATAGCTGATTTG